TTACTGAAAATGCATTTTAAATTGTCAACGCTTTTACCCTCGATCTCAAAAACATGATTGGGTAAGATACAAATATTTGTGTCCAGAAACAAAGCATTGACGAACATCTTGTGATCAACAAAATTGCAATAATACAAATTTTTGCCAACGATATTCATCAATTGGTCAATTGTCATAGTCGAAGTATCTACATTTTTTGGCAGTTTCTTCACATGGACTTTTGACCATTGATCCTTAGTGACTTCACGTTCATCAACCTCCGCGGGTGATGACGGTGTGAGCACACCATGTGGCTCTGGTTTCTTTGCATTTAAACCACCTTCAACATTGGGTTGTTCTTCAACCTTCAGAATCTCAGACGACTGTTTGCAATTGCGGATGAACTTGACCAGTGCATATGCTGACAATGCAATGGCCGAAGCACCCAGAAGTCCCTTGGCAATCCTATCTCTTTCTTCTAAGGAAATAACCTCCACTGATTCATTGGTTTCTATCAATTCATCTACAAAATTTTGCTTGGCAAGATCCACCATACTCATTTGGCGCACTGACGTATAGGCTACGAGAGATCCGAAAATTAGCTTTGCATCTTTGGGTTTTACCCATTGATATTTCAAAGCATACATCAATGGCATCGAAGATGCTAAAGCTCCCAGCCAATTAAATGCAGTAGCTCGAATGTAATGCTTGAACATGGAACGTTGATTCGTTATCATCATCAATTTTTGAAACTTCTCGTTTCTGACCCAACTAGACGGCAACAAAGTGTACCATCCATTCCTGCTCCAAAATCTATCAGCTTGATGCAATAAGACTCTACTGGCCGCATAGTCAGCTCCATTGAACAAACCTGTGTATTTACAAGCTGCTGTGGAGGCTACACTATACAATGCGTTACCAAGATGAGAATGAGCTTCAACTTCTTTGGAGTCAAGCTCCTTTAGTTCTTGAATAGCAACACAACTACAGACGCCTTTCAATTGTCTACATCCTTCTATGCCACATACCTGTAAAGTTTTACACATCAATTTCTTGTTGTTCATTAACATCTTTTGTTTCTCTCGATGATGAAGGAATTTTTCTGTCAAAAACTCTAGTAACAATTTGGCCGGAATATTTTTCAATTCGCGTCCACGCCATCTTACATTTTCGACATTCGGTAGTGCGGATATGGAAGCACCTGCAATAGGTGTGAACTTCTGCACCGTACATAACCAAATATCATCGATTGGTTCATGACGATTCGCTTTGCGCCACAATAAGGCTTTTTCTTCATCAAGCATTCCTCCTTTCTCTCCATTCATTGAGAATTCAGGGCGTGTGCTAACGATTATCCTGTAGTCAATTCTTCGCAAGGCTGCAGAAGGAGACGTGACCCAAGTCTTAACTTGCATCCACTCAGAATTAGTCGTTATAGTGCACAACTCAGGTTCAGCAAAAACTCTTCCTTTGGACTCAAGATCGGCCATCTCGAGAGAGCATTTAACGTTATTCTTGATCCTAAAGATATCTTCCCAGGGATTGAACGACGCCTTATCAGCAACTCCTTGACAAAAATCATCCCAATTTATAGATGTCATGTCAGATCTATATTTTGACCAAAAACGTTCGCCAGGGTTCTTTGTGTACCACAATCTTTCACTCGCTTCAACACCAGCAGATGTCAACAAAGCTCGTTTGACTTGCTCTGTGATGAAAGACTTACTCTGTGCTGTGTTACCAAAGAAACAAAGAAGCATAGGTGACATGCGAGTGCCTCCTGCTATTTTCAAATCGACGAAATTGTTGTGTATTTCCATCAGTTGAGAATGTAGCCTTACCAATGTAGCATGAGCCATGCCTCTGGTTATAATCTTCTTTCTCCTTTCTAGTTCCACAATGGCATCTTCTAGTTTGATACTGAACTCTCTATCATCAATACCAAAATCCGTCTGAAGATTACCTACTGCACAAGAATCCCACCAACGCCTTATGTCTGCAATGCGCTGATCCATGGTTACATCTTCCATACCTGACCATAAAGGATTCAAGGAACCGTGTTTCCAACATGCATATCCAACTTCAACAAAATAGACGACAGTGTCCATAACTGCGTCAATAACAGATCCAGCTTTCTTGTGTACTACATTCAAATCAGCAGATATCAATTCAAACCCTGCAATATCAAATTTCACATTTTCTTCGTCACACAAACCAAGAACTACTACTAATCCTAAGAGTTTCGACAGTTTAGTTGTGAACAAAGAATCTCTGGCTTGTGCCCAATTGGCTCGGAAATCTTTCAATCTCTTTAACCATTCGGGTTTGTCATTCCATTGGAATTCTGTATTAGTTTTTAACCTCGGATCTTCCTCATCACTAGAAATTTCTTTCTTCTCTTCTGAAGTCTCCTCTCCAGCTTGTACTTCGACTTGGTTTTCATCAGGCTCAAACATGATACGAGTTATCAATTCTCGCAATTCGAAAAATATAGATCCCTTGATATGGGTTTTCAAATATGTTAATAGAGCTGTGAACACTCCGAGATTATTTGCTGCGTTTTCAATGCCGCTATACAAAAGCGCAACGTTCTCAATAAAATCAAGTAATTGTTCACTGGATTTAATACCAGCTTCGACTATACATTGCTGAATGTAAGCCATTCCTTGATCTATCACGCCATGCGATTGCACTTGTTTAGCTCGTTTTCTGCGAGCCTTGCTCTTTTTCTTAGAGCTTTTTATTTTCCTAGAAGATTGCCGATTGATTTGAACTCTCTCGGCATTCTTTTTCTTCTGGAATTTGTCCTTGTAATAAGAATTCAATGTCAACCATTCTGAATATTCTTCTGGTGACATGATTCTTTTACAATATTTTTCATCACTTTCTTCATAGAGCATCGGTGAAGTATGTGATTCTTTCTCATTATGGGTTGTGGTTCGAGTTTGTTGATTAAGATTGTTGTTACTAAATTAAAGGTATAAGGAGTCCCATCACAGGACTGTAACACACACAAAGGGGGATTAGCCCTTTGCTTCCTATTTAGTTTGTTTGAGTGTATAGTTCATCGCAACCATTTAAATGAACATCTCCGGTCTGACTTGCATCTACTATTCAGGTACTAATCTGAACAAAATAATGTAAGTCGTGCTTTCCACTAGAAAAACTATAATAAACGACGTCTCCACTACGTCCTAAGAGTCAAATGATTACCACATCATCTGAACTAACATACTCTAAAAGAGTTCAACAGTTAGGAGTTGGTTTTTCTATAGGTGTTCC